AGATTGTCTTCCTTTAGTTCCACCAAGCACTCTGCCGCCAGTTTCAAAAACATTTCTACCAAAAGAATCCAAACCTTCTATTAATCCACCACCCTGCATACCTATCAATCCACCACCACTACCTCCACTACCTCTTCTACCTCCCATACCACCACCAGCAGGATTATATTTTGGTGCTGATTTTGCTATTGGATCATTTATTCTTGGTTTATTTTTTAATTTATTTGAAGAATCAATTGATCCCATTATTCTTTTAGCATTTGCAAGTCTTCTGTCTAGGTGTGGAATTCTAGGAGCCTCATAAGCCTTCATAAAATTAGTAGTTGCATCTATAAGATTTTTTGAACCTAACCAAGTGCTTTTTGTCTTTCTACCATAAGGAAGTTGAGGTCTCCCTAAAGAATCTGGGTTGCTAGTATCCATTTCATACTTCACGTATGCTAATTGTTGAGATAAATTATTGATGATTCCTGGACCAAACATTTTTGTTGCAGTGTCCCACCTTCCAGGTGTTTCCCACTGTGCAATTCCTCTACCAGGACCCCCACGTAGTTGATAAGTATTTGGTTTAAGTCCTGGTGCTTCTGTCTCAAAGTTTCCCAAAGCACCAGCAATATGAAAATCCCTTGCCGATGAAAAATTTAATTTCATAGTGTCATAAGCAGTTTTAAAATTCCCCGATAAGGGGGGACTTGCTTGACTAGTTGCTTTCTTATCACCAATCATACCACCTTGATTAAATCCAACTAAACCACCAAGATTTGCAAGACGTAATCCGTTAGAAGTTCTAACTTTGTTTGTAGGGATGAATTGAGGTTTACGATCTTTTACATAATTTGCGACATCAAAACCAGTTTTCTGATATATTGCTCCCTGATCTTCGGGTGTAAGAACAACTTCGCCAGGTCTGGCCGCAATCAATTGTGTATCTGGTCCTGCTCCAGTAATAGTAACTCCAGTGTCACTATCAATTCCATTATATCCACCCTCAACCATTGCACCAGATTTGGCTCTTTGAACAAATCCACCACCACTTACTCCTTGAAGAGAACCAGTTGGAGATGGTGGTCTAAGATTACCAGTACTTGGCATTTCATCTGCCATGGGATCGGTTCCTTGAACGGGCAGTGCTTTTCCTCTGTCTACTTTTGCTTGTTGATCTGCCTGAACAGGCGCTGCTTGCCTTTGTCCCGTAACTTCATTGGCAAGAAGAGCCATTCCTGCAAAAGCAGCAGGAACAGCAACAAAAGGATTCTTAAGAACTGGAAGCAATTTTAATAGTTGTTTTCCAAAAAGTTTAACTAATGTAAGTGTTGATTTTACAAATATACCAAAAGGACTTAAAAATAGTAAATACGCAGCAAGAAGAGACGGCCACCAATCTTTTACAAATCTTACGAGATTGGAAAGTTTTCCTTGGTTTTCTGGATTTTTTAACCAATCCATTAATTGTCCAAATGCTCTTCCTAAAATTGTAAAGAAGATAAATTTCCAAATTCTATCAAGAATATTTTGTAATGGTGCTACTACAGTTTGAATAATATTTTGAAATGCTTTTTTTCCTTTTTCTAAATCTTCTTCTTTTTTCTTTCTTCTCTTGTTTTCAGATTCTTTTCTTGATTTTTCACTCGATTTTTGTTGGATGTTGAATATAGATTTCAAACTACTTAGAATAGAATCTAAAATAGGAGTTATAGACAAATCTCCTTTAGCATCAATAGGTTTATCAACTACCGATACTTTTCCAGTTAATAAAAGTGGTGCTTTTTTTGTAACGGCAAGTCCAGAAATACTGTCTGCAGTTATTTTCTTTTTCTTTAGTTTAAATCTTCCAGTTTTACTTTTAACTCTTCTAAGTTCTTTTACCAACAACTCATCTTCTTCTGTAGGAATTTTTTTAGCACCCATTCTAGCGGCAACTAATTTTTCTTTCAGAAGAGTTTGATAAGTACCATAATCAATGTCGAATATATCTTCAAGTCCAAGGAAATTTAAGATTCTTTCATCAATTTCTTCGTCAACAAGATCTTCATCTCCTTTACCTTCATATTTTACAAGGGCGGATTCTTTCTTCCCATCATCCCTTATACTTTTTAGCAGGTCATCGAGATTCATTTTGCTGGTGCTTTGCTTTTTCTTCTTCTAAATGATTTTGCAATAATGTAACGTATACGTCCCTTTCCCAAGGAATCATATGTTCAATCTCCCATAATGAATATTTATGATACTGCATCAAAGCAAAATTCATTTTGAAATAACTTTCCAGATCCATATGGATCATGCCTATGCGAAAAAACTTGCTAACCCTTCCAAAACAACTTCACTTTCAACTTCGGTTTTTGGATTTGTAATCTTAACAGTATGAGACAATTTAGGCATTGTCTCAAAGAACTTTTCAATTTGTTTGAACTGACTTGAGTTCATTTGATCTAAGAATTCGATTAGTTCTTTTTTAGTAACATCAGATGCTGACCAAACTTCATCCTCAGTGTAGATCTTATCAATACAAGAACCAATCAAATCAAATGACTGATCCATATTATTTTCTGCAGTAAAATCAAAATTATTTTTAATAAACTGGTCAAGTGATGGATATCTCATTTCCATTATGATATGTTCATCAACCTTGATTTGCTTGTTATGTTCTTCGTTCTTTTGAACTTTAATATCATCAATTAAAATTTTAAGAGGAACCATAGTTTCTTCATCATCAGGGCAAATTAAATTAAGTTCAACTTCTTCCCCTACAGATTTTCCTCTGATATTTAAGAAAAGATATTCAATATCAAAAGTAGGAAGTGATTCAACCTTAATTGCTTTTGTCTCGATACAATTCTTAAGAACTGCTTTGATTGCTGTTGTAATCTGTTTAGTATCTTCCGATTCTAATGCAAGAACTAACAGTTTTTCTTCTCTTACAAGAAAAGGTCTATACTTAATTGTTTGTCCAGTTGAAGGCAACTCAAGTTCATAAGTTGGTGTAGAAATCTTAGGTAAAGGCATAATGTCCTATAGAAACTTCAGTGTGATTATTTAGTCATCAGAATAGAGGATCATTATGAACCAAAAGGTGTAACGGGTATACGAATTGGTTGATATGTTGTAGTTCCTGGTGTTGGTGGCCCTTGGTATCCAGGAAGTTCATTACCAGGTGCTGATGGTGCTGTAGTTGGTGAATCAGCTGCAGGAGTATTTCCAATATAATATCTCAAATATGTGAATGAAACAGTACATTTCAACAATTGAGAACTATCATAAGATACTGGCATCGAATTAATGCTGATCGGATAAGCTGCAACAAAATTATACTTTAATGGTGTTCCCTTGTCATTAAATATACTTCCAGAATCTTTTTCAAACTTTGTAATTGAAAGTGATCCACCTTTAGATCCTCCAGCAACGTAGTCATCAGGAAAAGAAACTCTGTAAGTGGTATTTAACTTTGCAATTGTTTTAGTCTGTTCATTTACGGCAACTCCAATCCAAGATTCAAAATACTTAATTACATAATAATTTTTAGCATCAACGTAAAAAGTAAAATCGGACCTATCATCATACGCCCTTCGGTAAGCATATCTTTCAGTTACTCCAGTGTAGTCATCAGTTATTTCATTGGTGAGAAGAGATGATCCAGGTAACGATGCTTCAAAACAAGATAAATTAATATAATCTTGAACAGTTGTTGGTGAATCATTAATACTATAAGCTGTAAGTTTTTGTGCAATAGGTGATGGTGCCTGCACTTGAACTAAGTATGTTGATGTCAGAGCAGGTCTTAAGAGTTTGCTCTTAAGGTCCGACATTTTGACTGGTGCTGTCATCTATAAATACTTTTACTAATATATTATGTAGACGAGATAATGGGACAAAGTATCAAATCTATCTACAAACCAGAGTATCCAAAGAAATATCAAGGAAATCCTAGTAATATAATTTGTAGAAGTAGTTGGGAAAGAAAATTTTGTCGTTGGTGTGATTTAAATGAAAGTATTGTTGCTTGGGGTTCTGAAGAAATTGCAGTCAAATATTACGATCCAGTACGACAAAGAGTAAGGTCATATTATCCAGATTTCATTATAAAAGTAAAAGAAAGTACGGGACAAATCAAAACTTATATTATCGAAATTAAACCAAAAAGAGAAACAATGCCTCCTAAAAAAAGGTCGAGAACAACAAAATCTTATTTAAATGAAGTATACACTTTTGCAACTAATCAAGCAAAATGGAAAGCAGCTCAAGAATTTTGCAAGGATAATCAGATTGAATTCAAAATTATAACAGAAGATGAGTTGAGCATCAAATAATGGATAAAGGTTTTGAATCAAGTGTTCAAAAACAATCTCTTAGAGTATCACAACTCAAAAGAAAACTTGATGGTTCTGAAGATGCAGATATCATCATGATGAACATACTTGAAGTTTTCAAAGAATCTGAGTTTATTCCAGATGTTGGTGGGCATTATACCTTCATATACATTCCCAAAACTCCAGACATCACTTATGATGAACATCCATTAGTTGTAGTAACTGAAATTCAAAAATGGGGATTTAAAGGATTTAATTATCATTGGAGAATGATGAGAAACTATACTTGGATTGAAATTAAAGGAAAACTTCACGTTGTAAAGTATGAAGAACTTGATGAAATGTTATCTATACCTTATGCAAAATTCCGTCTAAATAAATAAAAAACTCCTATAAATGTCTCATACTCTACAAAAAATTGAGATGATTAATCCTCTTGTAAGTGAGGAGGATTTCTGATGGCAACGTATGGATCTAGAGATAAAAACCCCTTTGAGATTCCAAAGACTTATGATTTAAATGGAAAACAGGTCCCTAGTAATAACGGAAATGCAAAATACTATCTGTTAGTGGACTCGGTAACTGGGGATATCACAATAAAAACTAAAGAGGGAAAACCTCCCAGTTCTGCTGGAGGAAATACTGATTTGGATAGGACTGTTGGAACAATTCCAAAAGACGGAGTATTTAAACCAGTGGTTGGAGAAACCACTTCACCTGAAACACAATATTTTACAAGTGCCCAGGGACAAAAAAATGTGAAAAATCATGCGGTCATTACTGCACAAAACGCTGGACTTGATCCTCAAAAAGCACAACAATTAATATTTCCAAACACTGCTCTTCCTGCAGGAGGTGGGACACCAACTACAATACCACAACTTCCATTTTCGCCTGGGCGCGCAGCAGAAACAAAAATTGTAAAATTAGATATTAGATATCCTATTGGACTTGGGACTGACCATGATAGAATTTCATTTCAAGCACATCAAATAAATCCAAGAGCACCAGGAGTTATTGGACAAGTTACAAATTTTACAGTTTCACCAAGAGGATATACTCCTGCAGATGGTATAGTATACTTAGGAATACAAGCACCTATAAACGATCAAAATACTGTTGCTTGGCAAAGTGGTGAAATTAATTCCATAGATGCATTTCTATTGAACTCATCTCTGAATCTTATGAAAAGCCCTGATGCAGCTCAAGCTGGTGCAGATATGATGCAGCAGGCTTTTGACCAAGCAGGTCCAAGTGCTCCACAAATACAACTTTACATTGCATCTCAAGCTGCTGGAGTTTCTAATGTTCTTTCAAGGTATGGAAATCAAGTTTTAAATCCAAACTTAGAACTTCTTTTCCAAGGTCCTCAATTAAGACCTTTTACCTTTCAATTTAAAATGTCTGCAAGAAGTCAACCAGAAGCAGATGCAATTAAAACAATTATTAAGTATTTCAAATTTAATATGGCAGTTAAAATAGAGCCAAGTGGAGTTTTTCTAAATTCACCAAGAGTTTTTAAAATACAGTATCAATATAAAACAGACGGTAATGTACATCTAGGTTTGAATTTAATAAAGGAGTGTGCCTTGACTGCATGTAGTGTTGACTATACACCTCTTGGAAGTTATGCAACTTTTGGTGACGGAACAATGGTTCGTTATGACATGAACTTACAGTTCCAAGAACTTGCACCAGTTTATGATGTCAATTATCTTGAAACTGTTCCTCCTGATCATCCAATAGGTTACTAAAATGACAAAACCATATTTCAGACAAGTTCCTAACTTTGATTACATCAGTCGTCTTCAGGACGGTCAGAGTATTGATGATTATGTTGAAGTTAAAAACCTATTCAAAAGAGCAAAAATAAGAGAAGACATTATTGGTGAACTTGCATATTTTACCAAATATACAATTATTGGAGATGAAAGACCAGATAATGTTGCTTATAAGTTTTATGGAGATTCAACTTTAGATTGGGTTGTTTTAATTGCAAACAATATTCAAAATATTCAGACAGAATGGCCATTGTCTCAAGAATCCTTTGATAATGTAATGCTTGGAAAATATGGTTCTTACGAAAACTTATACAGCACAATTCATCATTATGAATCAAGAGAAGTCAGAAACTCTTTAGGTATTGTCATTATTCCTGCAGGACTTAGAGTTTCTGCGAACTATTCAATTACTTATTGGGATGCAGGAGTGGGAGCAGAAACCATAGTATCAAGTATATCAGTTCCAATTACAAATTACGATTACGAACTTAGAATTGAGAATGATAAGAGAAACATATTCATACTTAAACCAGAATATTTAAATATTGTTTTTAATGACTTAGATTCCATTATGCCATATAAAGAGGGTTCCACTCAGTATGTGAGCAGAACCCTGAAGAAAGGAGAAAATATTAGACTATTTCAATAATCACTCATCTACGAGTTTTTGAAAATAACTCAGAGTATCATCTTCTTCATCATTTGATTCAAAAGAAGGAAGAGAAGGAGATGACTTACTGCGAGAATAGGATTCTTCCAGTTCCGCAATAATTTTATCCTCTTTAGTCGGAGTTGAAACAAGTTCTTCAAGTTCGTCTTCTTGTTCAATAACAGCAGCACGAGCAGAAGATTTTTGTCCCAGCACATATTTCAGACGCTTTTCCAAATCTTCATAAGACTTGAATTGATCTGGGGCAACAATAGCAGAAAGAGAATACTCTTTTTTCCACAGTGCTTCCAGAGCATCATCATCGTCAAAAAGTGCAGAAGAAGAATCAAACTCAGATTTATCGTAATTCCAATAACCTTCTACCTTACGAATCTTAATTCGGAAGTTTGCACCTTTCCAGAAATCAAAAGGATTGATTGGTTCTTCATCATCAAATTCTGGTTGCATAGAATTCAGAATTTTATCAAAAATTTTCTTTCCATACTTGAAGAGAAATACTTTACCTTCATTTGCAGGATTTGCAGGATCTTTGATTACATAGATGTTGCTATAATAAGACAACTTACGTTTTTGCTTGCGAACAGTTTCCTTATCCTTTTCACTACCACTGTTCCAAAGTTCTCGATTGTGCTCAGAAACTGGATCTTTTTGTCCAATGGTAGTCAAAGAGTTTTCAATATACCAACCTCCAGGACCTTGGAAAGCATGTGCATACATTTTTACCCAAGGAAGATCTTCACCCTCTGGAGCAGGAAGAAAACGAATGATCGCAGATCCAACACCGGTTTTATCCATTTCTGGTTTCCAGAAACGATCATCAACACCACCAGAACCGGTGTTCATTTTCTCAACTTCTTTGACCAGTTTTTCGGTCAGAGAACCAAGTTTAGATTGCTTTTTAAGCGATTCAAAAGACATTTGTGTACCTCGTATTAGTTGGATTTGGCCTTTGTGTACTCCTTTATTTTACAGGTCTGACCCAGAAATGTCAATCCTGGATTTCATGGTTTCCAATAAGGATTCCATATTTTTGAAAATAATACTCATGTCCATGTTTTGAGGAAGACCCATCATAACAGCAGAATCCATGATTCTTTTTTTCATTTCTTTTGCTTCTGAATCCTCAGATAAACTCAAACGAGTATATAAAACCTGTTGCTTCTTAAGAAGACGTTCTAAGAGATCTACGTGTTCAATTTTTTCTTCTTTACTCATTGAAGGAAATTTAAATACATTTTTATAAATTTCCTCTTGAAGTTCTGAAATTTCTGCTATTTCAGATCTTACTACCTCAGATTCAAAAAAACTCATACTTCTCCTAAAACAACACTCTTAAGAATTTTCTTGTAGTGGAATACATCAATATTTAGAAATGCTGAATATTTTTTGATTTTCAAACTTACGGTTTCCCATACAGGATCCTGCAACTTCTTATCAAAAACTTTCCCAAACTGCAAAATTTTATCATAGATTACAAGAGTTTCAAGATTAATCTTTCCACTCAAGAATCTTTTTAGAACTGGAGGATGACCTTTTGAACAATCAAAAGCTTCATCAAACTTAAGATTTTGAAAAAGTTCTTCAGATTGTTCTTTAAATAAGTAACTTAAACTTTGATGCCTCTTCATCCATTCAAAGTAAGTTTTTTCGCCAGAGTTGATTATCTCCCCAATCCACAAATTTTGAGGATTGTCCGATGAGACAAAGTTTGCAACAAAAAAGTTTTCAATCTCACTATCTGATTTATTTCTTGACAACTTCTCAAACCAAAATCTATCTTTTCTTTTATAAAAAGATTGTAAAGATGCTCTTGTTTTCTTATTGTACTTGTGATAATCGTATGATTCTTTTGAAAAGTGATTTTTTAGTGCCAAATAGGTCTTATAAGTATCAAAAGGAACCATTTGAAAAAAGTAATATAAGGAATTTTTGCCGGGATTTTTTTCCTCCAAAAATGGAATTAAAAGATCAATTTTGCACGGGAGGTCTTCTTCAAAAAATTAAGTTGCATTGCATCACACTTAATTTTTTCTTTCAATGGTTTAGAAATAAGTTTTGGAACTGATTCTAAATCAATGTTGTTTTGCCCACAAAAATAAATGATAGCATCAATATAATTCATGTTATCATTTTTCTGTACAAGGAGTTCAATCTCTTTTGCAAATCTGGAAGGACAAAAAAACTTATCCTCTAATACTTTTTCTAAGATGTTCTCCATTCTATCAATAACTGTGATGTACAATTTTTTTAACAAAAACTTTTTTTAGTATACGACTAAAAAGTATCAAAGTCAAGTTGGCATTTTATCTTGAACAAACTTTTTGATATATTTTACTAACAATTTAACGTATTTACTTTTATCTTTTTCTTCATAAACAACAAGTTCACCATTTTCACAAGTCATTATGATTACAAATTTCTTTACAGATAATCCTGTAAGTTCGTGAAGCATACACGCATAAGCACAACATTGCACAAAATAACCTTCAATCCACTCTCTTGGTTTTGGTTGTTTTGAAGTTTTAAAGTCAATGATAGAAAGTTCTCCATCAAATTCAGCAATACAATCAACAGTTCCTGCTATCCCGAGAAACTCACTGTAAAGACAACCTTCTAATGCGTAGATATTATTTATACGATTTAAAGCTGGAACTGCAATCTGAAACAAATGTTCGGATATAGGAAGAACATCAGAGTTGCAGTCCATATTTCTCAGATGATGCTCAATCAACGTGTGAGTATCTGTTCCACGACTTGTTGCTTTACGAGTGATGCGATCTGCTTCTTCGTTTCCTACTTTTTTCCTCCAAGTAGCAAACTTTTCTTTACTGAAATGACTGATGACAGAAGTTATGGAAACTAATTTTTTGAGTTCATTATTTTTTGGAATTTTATAATAACGAACTCCATCAATAGTTTCTCTTTCGAGACGAGGAAGTTCTAATTCAACATGTTCAAACATTAGAGATTCAATTCCATTTTTGCAACGATATATTCTTTAACCAATCCAGAACGAACAATATCTTCCGCATTAAACTCAATCAACTGAAAAGATGGCATCACTCTCAAAATACTCATAAAATCTATAATTCCATTTCTCTCGTTAGTTTTTACAAGATCTGACTGAGTTGCATCACCACAGAACATAATTTTAGAATTTTCACCAACTCGGGTAATGATAGAATCTAATTCATGAAAATTTAGATTTTGAAATTCATCCACAATAATAATAGCATTATCAAGAGTTGTTCCACGGATGAATGAGGTACTCCAAAAACTAATTGTTCCTTGAGTTTTCAGATTGCCATATAGCATTTCAAACGAAGAGTCATCTGGCATTTCAAACATATACTTTACCATATTCTTATATGGAATTTGATAAAGTGATGATTTGTCCTCATGGTCTCCAGGAAGAAAACCAATTTCTCTTGTGGCAACTAAAGAACGGACAAGATAAATTTTTTCATAGGGACTTTTTTCGTCTAAAACTTCCCTTAGAGCATTATAAAGAGTGATGAAAGTTTTACCAGTTCCTGCTGCACCGTAAGCTACAAGATGTTTACCTTCAGCATATGCTTTAAATAGTGCCTCTTGGTTATCTGTAAGAGGATCAATTGTCCTCATAATATCCAAGTTTATTGGTTTCTTTCTTTTCATCTGTCTGTTGGTCATACCAAAAGGTACTGGATTCGTAACTTTTTTTCTTGCCATTTAGTTATTATTAAAAGGGTTTTACTCTTGCACCAGGCATTTTTGATGCCTTACGGAGGACTTCATTCCATCCAGGATTTTTGTTAACTAACTTTTGTTGCCACTCACCAACTTCACCAACTCCAGCACATCCTTGAGACCAGTCTTTGTCCCAATCTGGATTTTCTTTTCTCCACTGCTCATATTCTGTCATAGGCATATAGAGTTCTTTTGTTTCACCAGTTTTTAAATTTTTAACAGGATATGTAGGCATAAGTCAAATCATAAGTACGAGTATTTATTCAATACAGATAGATGGGGCATCAGAACAATCAGAACAATCTTCTCCACGAGTCCATTCAAGTGCTTCAGATACTGCAGGAAATTGACAAATAAAGATGCAACGAATTGCCTCCGCAATATCCATATGTTCTTTTTGAGTTCCGTGAGCACTACGAAGATCAATATAATGTATCCATGACCTTACAGATCCAGTCATATAAAGTCTGGTAGGAGTTGCTAATGGCAATACAAATCTAGCACACTCTTTTGCTACACCTTTTTCAAGAAGACGATCATAAAGACGTTGAGAACCTTCAAAGTGAATACGAATAGATTCTAATAGAGTAAGTCGAAGATAATCCGGAAGATTGTCAATTGAATTTTGTCGATTCTTATCATCCTGCCTACGAAGTTCTGGAAGAGGAATTGCTTTGTTCAATAAATTTGTATCAGCATATCTTTGAGAAAATTCTTGATAAGTAAATGATCTATGCCTCAAAATTTGAGCGGCAATAGCTCTACTCGTATTAATTTCTACAGTCATTGATGCTTGCTCAAAAATACTCCAGTGTTGATGCTTAATGCAGTATCCTAAGAGTCGCGCAAAGTTTTGATTGGTTTGATTTTGTGGATTTGAAACACGGGCACAGTATGCCATATGTTTCTCTGCATCTGGTGTTGCAGACACAAACTTTACTTCTGGTTTCATAAACTCAAATTCAGTCAGGATATCAATCATTGTCATAAAATACTTCGTCGTAATCTACAATGTAAGGTGCAATTTGTTCGTAAGGTAAATCTTGTTTATACTCGTCCGAATCAGAATACACTTCTGATTTTAGACAATTTACAAGAGATTCTAGATTATGGACAATCAGTTTGAGTTTTTCTTTATCCATTTTAAAATTACTCTAACAAAGTAATTATAGACAAAAAAAGAGGGGCAGTCAACCCCTCATTTTAACTTAGTTACTTAATAGATGTTTACAAACGAGTTAATAATTCTTTACAGATTTTCTTACATATTTGTTTTTCATCA